GAGTTAGATCGAATTAACAAGTTGCCTAAATTTAAACAAATGAAAGAAGTGGTCAGATATGCGGAAGCTTTCAATGCTCGATTTAACCAGAGAAAGGTGACGAAAGCGCCCTCTCCAGTAAGTCAGTCTAAAGGTTCTAGCAAATCTGTGATTATAGATCCCTCAAAACTTTCTTACACTGAAATAAGCAGAAGAGAAAGGGAGAGACAAAGAAGGAATTAATTAAATGGCGCTCGGTAATTTTTTAAGCTCGGAACTACTGTCAAATTATGCTTTATCAAATTTTGAAAACAATAACAGTCTTATTTCTACTTCAAGCAGAAATGTGCAAAAAGATTTTACGCAAAAAACTTATATGCCTGGTGATACTGTAAACGTTCGTGCAGTAAACAGATTTATTGCAAGAGAAGGCACATTGGCCCAGCCAAATGGCCCAGAAGAACAATCAACCCCAATGTCACTAAAAAGCTTTAATTCAGCTTTTGAAGTGAACCCACGTGATTTAACATTAAAAGTAGATGATTTTAATGACCGTTATCTTCGCCCTGCTGTTCAATCTCTTATTGGGAAAGTTGAATCTTACATTGCTGATTTAGCTGTTACTCAAGTTGCAAACTTCGTGGGCTCCAATTTGGCTCCTATTAGCTCTTTTAATAACATTGCTGCCGCAAAAGCAAAAATGTTAAAATTAGCTATGCCAACAGATGGTGCGAATCCTGCTTATGCTGCATTAACTATTAACAATGGTTTGGCGCTTAAATCTAATCCAACTGTTTACAATGCATTTAATAATGCTATTAACTCTGAAGTTTCGCTTAGATATATGCTTGCTCAATATTCTGGTTTTGACATTTTTGAAAATCAGTCTTTGATTAATCATACTGCAGGTTCTTTTGACGCTCCTGGAGCTGTTCAAATTGACGGCACTGTAACAGCTGGAAATACAATCACATTAAAAGGGTTCACTCCTAATGCGCTTGCTGTTCTCGTTCCTGGTGACTTGATTACTGTTGCTGGGTCTTTCCAAATTAACCCAGTAAACTATCAATCAACTGGTGATTTAGTTCAATTCGTTGTTCAAAACACAGTTAATGCAGATGGTGCTGGCGTTGCTGTTGTTATCGTTAGCCCAAGCATTATCACTGATGTTAATAATGTAATGCGTAACGTCGTTAATCCTTTGGCTAACAATGCTGTTGTTCTTCAAGTTGGTAGCTACGCTTGTAATATGGCATATTGCAAAACAGGCCTTGAATTAGCCTGCGTTCCTTACTTCCCTATTGATGTTGTTAATTCGTACACGAGAACAAGTGATAAAGGTTTATCGATTACTGTTAGTAGTCAATCTGATATACTTAGCTTCTCAACCGTAATGCGGGTTGATATTTTAGTTGGTGCTTCGTGGTATAATAACTATGCGGTTAAATTAATTTCTCAATTTTAAAAAACTTTGAGTAAGTATGGCGAATTTCATTTTTCACAAAACTCTAGCCCCTAAAGTTGTTAATGACTTTGACTATGAGAAATATATCTCTAGTGGAGAATGGGCGAGTTCGCCAGACTTTTTTAAAGTTCCTTCTAATTCGGCGGAGTTTGTGAGTTCTCTTCCGCCGAAAGAAGTTTTAGATGGATTAGATGAATCAGTAAATTGTCTTAAAGAGGCTTTAACGGAGCTTAAATCAAATTCATCCGTTAAAAAGCCAAGAGGTCGTCCAAAAAGGATTATTGCTAATGAGCCAAGTACCGAGAACAATAAATGACATAATAATTAACGCGTTCTATATGATCGCGCAATTTGTAAATGATAACCCATTCCCAGGGGATGCTTTGCAAAAAGGATTGTATTTAATTAATCAGCTTATGGACCAGTTTTCATCAAGCGGGATATATCTTCCAACAATAACAAAATTCGAATTTGATTTGATCCCAGGAAAGGCTGGATATACATTTTCAAATATAGTACCAGCAGATTTTTTTACAAATAGAATAGCTGATCTAGAATATGTAAACGTTAATCAGGGCGCTAGTCCATCTGTCGGGAATATAATTTTTCCAATGAAAATTTTAGAAAGAGGTCAGGTATATAATGCTACGAGATCTCTAAGCCAAGGGTTTCCTTGGTATGTTCTATTTGAGTCATTTCCTCAGTACTCTCAAATAAATTTCGGGCCAACGCCTGATCAAATTTATAAATGCGAAATACATGCGAAATTTATGATTGACCAATTTATTTTGTTCTCAGATATATCTGAAGTACCAATTTATTATCAGAGATTTATGCAGTATGCCTTAGCCAGGGAACTTCTTAACTTTTACCCATCATCAAACTGGAACCCCGCAGCAGAATCAGAATATAATAGAATGTTTAAAGATTTATCATCTGCAAATCAATCTGATATGACCATATCAAGCTCTTCACTACTTAAAGGGAGATATGGATATTCAAATTGGGGAAATAATGCTGTCTAACTTTCCAATTGTTGGTTCTTATAATATAGAAAGGCATATACAGCTTGATGCGCAAGATACTGTTAATTTGTACCCGATTTTTGACAAAGAGGATAAAAAACCAACAGCCCTTGTCCAAACTCCGGGGCTTGGTTCTCCTAGGCTGCTGAACTCAAATGGGAGTAATACAAGACAATCATTTGTTTATCGCGGGTCGTGGTATATTGTTTCAAATAGGAATATATACAAAGTTGACTCATTAAATATTTCCACTCAAATAAACTCTGGGAATCTTTTAAATACATCAACGGGGTTTGTCGGGATTGCAGCAAATCAAAAGGAAATAATATTTGTTGATGGCGTTAATGGGTGGTTATACAACCCAACAACAACGGTTTTTTCACAAATAACTGACGTAAACTTTCCAACGAAACCGATAGCTGTTGCTTATCAAGACGGGTATTTCATAGTTCCGTTTGGGGGTACAAATAAGTTTGCAATATCACAAATAAATGATGGGTCAATTTGGGCTCCTGACCAATTTGCATTTTTTCAATCACGACCGGACGTTATAACTGCGATTTCTGATTTGCACAGAAGGCTTTTTATATTTGGAGATATATCGACAGAAGTTTGGCTGGATGCTGGAGAAGCTGATTTTCCATTTAGAAGAGATAATAATTTATTATTAGAGTATGGATGCGCCTCCCCTGCTTCTGTTGCTCAAGGGTATCAAAGACTGTTTTTTTTATCAGCAGATGAAAATGGGATAGGCTCCGTTATGATGGTTGATGGAGTTCAACCAGCACCAATATCAAATGACATTGATATAACAATACAAAAAATGATTAATCCTAGAGATTGCCAAGGATTTGTATACAAACTTAATAAAAGCGTATTTTACCAATTAAATTTCACGACTGATAATATAACATTTGTTTTTAATGTTCAGACTGGTGTTTGGCATAGGCTTGAAATGCTAGATGGCTCCAGACATATTGCGCAATGGCATGCATTCTTTAATAATAAACATTATGTTGGCGCTTATAATAGCCCTCAATACTTTGAATTTTCTGATATTTACAATACAAATAGCTATTGGACAAATGACCCTCTGAGCTTTATAAAAGAAGAGAGCATCCATAGATATAGAGTATCGCATCATCTTGTTGATGAGAGCTATAATAAACTGAGAGTAGACAAGCTAAGAATAGACGTGTTGCCTGGACAGGGCCTTCCGAATACTAATGATGAAGTTCCACTTATTTTCTTAAATGTATCTTATAATGGTGGAGTTAATTACATCTATAGTAAGAAAGCTAGCATGGGCATAGAAGGGGATTGGATAAAAAAGGTTGAATTTGTGAATCTTGGAGTTGCAGATTCATTCCTATTCAAACTTGAAACATGGACTAAATCAAATTTTATGATTATGGGGGCCTCAATAGCTTATGAGGTAATGCCAGAATGAGCATATCAATAATTTCGCAATTTTTATCTGATCCCCCAATTTATGATTTTATGCTTAAAGAAAACGGGATATTGACTCAGCCATGGAATGCATGGTTTGATAACCTTTTATACTCTGTAACTCAATCATCAAATATTTTTGTTAATATTGATGTTTCAATAAGTCCAGAGTCTTATGTTTTGTCTGAGCGTTCATTAAGAGGAATCAGAACATTAACTATAAAAGACATTAGCGGGAATTCTTCTGTAAACAACATAACAATAACAGCTGAAAACGGATTATTTATTGATGGAACTTTATCTAAAATAATAAATACAAATTATGGCTTTATTAATGTATACCCATATAAGAATGCTTGGTACACATATTGAATATTGTTATTAAAGAAACTTTTAATGATAAAGAAATAAATGAAATTTTACTTATGGATGGCGTTAGAGAATTTTTATTCAAAAATGCATCTTCGTTAGATTTTAATTATTGTAATTATTTAGGTATAAAATTTATTGGAATGTACGACGGCGATAACATATGCGGGATCGCTGCCGTAAAGAAGATAACAGACAAAGAGTGTGTGGTTGACCTTGGAATTTCGAAAGCTTACAGAGGGAAGTTAGCAATAAATTTGTGTAAAAAATGCATTGAATTTATTTTTAAAAACCTTTCTTGCTCTAGAATTTTGGGGATGGTTATGCGAAAAAATAGAAAATGTAAGTTTTTTTTAAGGATGATAGGATTTTCAATTTTTAAAAAAAATGATGATTATTTATTTTTTGAACTTGTTAATAATTAAACATTAAATTGGTGGTTTTATGGGCGGAATTTTAGATTTGGTTACTGGTAGCGGAAGTGCTAAACGCTCTGTAGAGGAAGGGCTTTCTGGCCAATCTGATTTGTATCAGAAGGGTATAGATAAGTTAACTCCATGGTCTGAAACAGGTCAAAGTGCGCTTGAAAAATTAATGGCGTCTTTAAGTCAGAAAGAAGACCCTAGTAAATACTATAATCAAATAATTAGCGGTTATAGTGAATCTCCATATGCGAAGCTTTTGCAGGAAAAAGGGATAAGATCTGCTAATCAAGCTGGTGCAGCTAGTGGGATGCTTGGGTCTGGTGAAGAGCAAAAATGGCTTACGGATTACTCTCAGAAAGTCTCATCTGCAGATATGGATAATTATTTTAAAAATATATTTGGAATTAATGATAGTTATGAAAAAGGGCTAGGCGGCGTATCTTCTGAAGGACTAGGTTCTGCTGGGTCACAAATGGGAGCATATGGTAAACTTGGGGATTCTTATCTTCAAGGAAAAGAAGATCAGGGCTCAATTGAGCAACAAGGGAAAGGATCATTGCTTGGAATGGTAGGTAGTTCGCTTGGGTATTTAGATCCTTTTAATAAGAAGAAATAATAATGTCTTACCAATTAATCACCCCCGTTAATTATATTGATAATTTCTTAAAGGCAAGAGCTCTTCAAAATGAATCTGTTAGTGATAAGCTAAAGAATGCCTTGTTAGAAAAATATGGTGAAAAAGAGAAAGAGGCATCAATTGCGCAAACAATTGCTGATTCACAATATAAAACAGAATTATCTTCATTATTAAGGCCCAAGTTTGATCTAAGTAAATTAAATGCAAATTTAAACGAAAGAAGATTTCAAGAGCAATTATTAATGGACCCTTCTCTAAAAGAATCAAGAGCAATAAATTCAAAATTGTCGCCGTACAGAACTTTTATTAACTCACTGCCATCAAAACAAAAAGAATTAGTATTAAGCGGTAATATTGGAGCACTTGAGCCAGCAGTTCAAAATATGCTTAGTAAAATACAGCAAATGACTGAATCACCAGCAGATGAGGTTGTTGCTACTGGTAGTTTTTCTCCTAATAAACAAGAAAATATTCCGACTAGTAACTTAGGCAAAGATTACTCTAATATAATAATCAGAAAAGAGCCTTTGCCAGAAAGCACTCAAGAAGGATTGTTTGGGGTTAAAAGAAGAAATGTTTTAAACGAAAATAATGGGAAATCAATACCAATAGTTTTAAGCCCTGAGCGATCAAATGAATTATCAAATAAAGTACAAGTTTCAAATCTACAAAATCAATCTAATTTAATGCAAAATGGATTAGATATGAATGGGCTGTCTCATTCAGAAAGAATGACGCTAGCAGGACATATTCAAGCTAATGATGACGTTGTTAAAGATGATGCCGTAAAGAAAAAATTAAATAGTGCAATTCAAATTGAAGGCCTCTTATCAGATCCTATTACAAGAAGAATAGTTTATAACTCAACACTATATGCAGGAGCACAGGGAAAGGGAAAGGCTTTTGTAGACTCATTAAAAAATAGCAAGCCAGAAATGTACAATGACTATATAAACTACAAAACAATTCTTGCGTCTAACCTAACCAACCTTACAAAACAATTAGAACAACTTGGAGCAACAAATGAGACAAGAAGGGATATTAATAACAATTTTGTAAATTCTCTTAATATGTGGACAAGTAACCCAGAGCAAGCTCTTACCTCTATAAATGAAGCATTTAGAGAAATGTCTATTTTAGCGAAAAACGCATCAATTTCTGCTCAACCCCTGTACCCTTTTGCTAAAGAAAAAGCTTCAGGTATAGATTTAAACTTTGTTCCAATAAAAGTTGATGATATAAATGAGTTAAAAGAGACAAATCAACAGGCAAGTGATCCATATAAAGAGCTTAGTGATGACGAATTAGAAAGAAGGATTTCAGAGCTTACTAAGGCTAAAAAATAATGGGAAAAAATTATGACCTTGAAGAGTTAAAGAAAGAAAAAAGAAGAAGGCTAGAAAATAGACTTTATGAGTTAGAGTCTAATAAACCAATAGATGAAAAAAAAGATACAGTTGATAGTTTCTTAAATAAAAAAGGCGTCGAAGAATATCTCCAAGTCCCATCCGAGATAGCAAAAGGAGCTTTACAGGGAGCGGCGAACTTAGCGATATCTCCAGTAAATCTAGCAAGAAGGGCGTACTCTTACGCAAGCGGAGATTCCCCTGGAGAACCTTATGGAATTAATTTATTCGGAAAGCCAGAAAATGAAATAGCTAGAAACTTAGGAGAGGTTCTTTCGCCAATTCCATTTATAGGAAAGAGTTCGGCAGTAGCTAAATTGTTTGAGCGCTTATCTCCAAACATACTTGGTAAAGTCGCGGGCTCTGCTGCTCAAGGCGCGGCTATTGGAGGTCCATTAGCAGGATTATTAGCGTCTAATAGACAAGGAAGCGACATTCCTTATGAGGCTTTAAAGGGTTCCGAATATGGCGCTGCAATATCTCCTTTGTTATCTTCAATTTTTCAATCCCCATCAGCTGCTAAGTCTTTACTTAAAAACTTGGCTGGGGGAAGAAGCACGCCAGAACAAATACAAAGAAAAGCTTCTTACATACCAGAAGGATTAAAAGCTCCTTTAGGAGAAATTATAGACTCTCCGGCATTAACTTCTATTCAAAAAGGGCTTCTTAAAAACATCCCATTTTCAGGCATGGGTGATGTTTATAATAAGTTAAATGACCACGCAAGAGTTAGGACAAACTCTATTTTTGATGAGATATCCGGTGGAAATGTTTCTGAGAACATTCCAATGGAAACTTTTATGAAGGCTAAAGAAAACTATTTAAAGGTTAAGGATGAAGTTAATGGGTTATATTCTGATTTTAGAGATAAGGCTTTAAACTCAGGCGTTGAGTTCGACGACTCATCTTTGAAAAAGGTTATAGCTGAAAAATCATCAGATTTAAACCTTAGCAATTTTAGGCCTTCTGTTAGGCCATCTATCAACATTTTAAAGAAAGATTTAGATTTCTACTCTAAGAAAAAGGTTTCTAATTTTTCAGACCTTGAGAATTTAAGAAGAGATATTAATGATCACTATTCCTCTGCAATGAATGATGGCGATAAGTTGGCTATGAGATCTTTAGCAGAAATAAAGTCAAAATTAAAAGAAACTATGCTGGAAAATGCAAAAAAAGAACCTTCTGTCTATGATGCATTTCAGAAGGCGGATTCTAAGTATATAAATGAGCAAATTCCTTTTGAAGTTAGCGGAAAGGTTAACTCTAGTGGGATTTCTCAGCCTAGTAGTTTTTATAAGTTAGTAAAATCTCAGAACCCAAATACTTCTGGATTTATTAGCGACTACATAAAGCCAACAGTTAAAAATGATGACAGCAGGTCTATAGATGACCTTTTAAAGATGCTTCCAGATCAAGAATCTAAAGATCAAGTTGCAACTTTCCATTTAAAAGATTCTCATGATAAAGACTATGGCGTTTCTCCAACAAAGCTTTTAAATAGGTACAAAAACCTTGGCGAAAAACAAAGAGCATCATTGTTCCCAAGGCATTCAAATGAATTAGATAAATTATTAAAGCTTAAAGAGATTTTTCCCGAGACATTTGAGCCATCATACATCCCTAGCACTGGATACACTATGACGAAGGTTGGCCCCATAAAGGCCGGTTTAGGTGCTCTAGGAGGGGCTATGATAGGCTCTAGTCATCCATCTGTTGCGCTTGGCATACCTGCATCTATTATAGCTGGAAAGGCATCTACAGACTTTTTGACAAACAAGAGGATTAGGGATGCGTATGTTAATGAGTTAAAAAGAAAGACAGCAGATAGACAGGTTGGTACTATAGAAAAAATGTTGAGGGACGCTATGATTAGGGCCTCTGTTCAAAATGAAAATCAAGGTGATCTGTAATGCCGATTAGTTATAGTTTAGCGCCAATACCATTTTGGCAATTCACTGACAATGCCGGAAAGTTTGCTGCAGGTGGATATTTAGAGACTTTTGCAGCTGATAACCATACTCAGCAAAAGGCTATTTATAGTGATCCAGCTGGAACAATTCCATATTCAAACCCAGTAATATTAGATAGCGCCGGAAGAATTGGGCCTATATATTTTGCAGACGATGCGCCATATTACATAACAGTAACAGATGCATCTTCATTGCTAATATTTGAGGTTGATAACTATTCGCCTCCAGCTAGTGGAGGCGCGCCAATTACTGAGGTAATTGATTTTCAAAATTACATAATAAACTCTCAATTTAGGGAGTTCTATAATACTTTTTCAAATCCACTTCCTGCGTCAGTAATTGTAAACATAGCGCCGCCATCTTGGCAGTTTTACAAGAATGGCATTGGAAGCAATGACGTCCTTTCATTTATTAGGCCAATACTTGGGACAAGCCCACCAGATTTAACTCCAACGTATATTCTAGAATATAGCGAAGCTGCAACTCCAACTGGAGAAACAAGAAAAGATATTCTTTACACAATAAATGATGTTAATTCATTCCAGAACCAACAAACATCATTTTCATTTTTTGCTAGAAGTGATGTAACTATTGTTGTTGAATATGGGTATATTCAGTTTTTTGGAACTGGAGGCTCGGCAACAAATGAAGTTTTAGTTGATAGCGTACAAGTGACAAGCGCATGGACAAGGTTCACTTTTGATGGTGCGATAATAGATACAGTTTTTGGGAAAACAGTTGGGTCAACTCAAGATACATTTTCTTTGTTTATTAGGCTTCCTCAAAATACACCGATACAATTATTTAATTTATCTGATATACAATTTCAAATAACTGAGGCTGCGACTCCTTTTATATATGAGTCATCAACTCAAGTTGAAGCTTTAACATCAGAAACAAATGAAGTTAAAGTTAGTTTAAATGATACAAACGCGGGGTTTTTAGCTCAAAAGTTAGTTGCGGGTGATGATATTGGCCTAACAATCATAAACCCATCATCAAATGAGACGCTGAGCGTTTCTTACACAGGAAGGAAGCCTATTCTGTATGAATACACATACGTTCCAATTCCAACATCAGTATCAATAACTTATCCAATTCAAAATATTGGTTATAATTTACAGACAGATGGATTTCCAGATAGGTCTTTAACCACTCTTGTTTATCCAATAACTTATACGGTAATAAATAATTGTAATTTAAAAGTAAGACATAGAGCTAAAAACGTTTTTTATTTTCAGAACTCAACTCATTTTTATGTCGGGATTTATTTGAGCACAGGAACTCAGCCTTTGGGTAGTGATGTTGTTAGAGCTCAAGATACTTCTGGTATTGAAAAATATGAAGGTCTATATGAAATAGATTTTTACATGTCATCACTAACTGCTGCAACGATTTTGCAGTTTGAGGTAAGAATAATTTCTTTACCTGCTCAATTTGTTGCTCATACTTTTAGAATTGGGACTGTTAATACTTCTCCTGCGCAAGATTTTACTTTTAGTACTTTTTTTGAATTTACTGAATATTTACCATAGGAAATTTTATGACTACAACTACGAGCACTATAAACCCATCAAAATCAGTAAACATGATAAGTATGCCTATCACTCGTGGAGGTGTTGTTACTTTGGATGCTCCTTTTTTGTCAAATGATAATACGACCAACATAGGAGAGCTTTGCAAGATAATCCATGTTGCTACTGGTGGAGATTTGATTATTGAGAACCAAGATGGGGTGCCTCAAGTTTTTATTGGTTTATTATCTGGCTCTACGATTCCTTGCATTGCAAGACGAGTTTTATCTGCTGCGACTATTAATGGTAATCCTTACACTAATGGTTGTGGTGGAATAACTTGGCATGGTGGCGACTAATGAATTTGTTTAATAATTGGAACTGGTTCCCTTTGTTTTGTGTAATTAATACTAATATTGCGCAAAATGTTAGAATATCTGTTAATGGAAATGTTAGGGTTGCTGCTAATGGTGACACTAGGGTTACAACTGGTATATGATTTTTGTGGAGTGGTTATAAATGCCCAACGTAGAGATATCGCAGTTAATTGCTGCGCTAAGAAATGTAACAGCGACTGACCTATTTGAGATTCAAGATCCATTAGATTTAACTCAAGGGCCAAGTGGAACAAGTAAATATGTAACTGGTGCAGAGTTGCTAGGGATTGTTCCTCCTCCAGTTGTTATTAACGCAATATTACCAATGTCTTACAATGGGATGACAGGTGCCTTAAGTGTTAGTTTGTCAGCAACTGCCCCTATAAATTACAACGTTGGTTCATTTACGTTTTCTCATAATACTACAAATTTAAAAATAACTTTGAATGAATTAAATACAATACAAGACATTTCAACATCATCAACTCCAACATTCGTAAATGTTGCTTTCTCATCAATAAGTGCAAGTCCCGGAGATAGAATACCTATATTTAATTCTGACAAAACAATAACTTCAAATACAAATTTTAGGTATTCAAATCAATATAATAATCTATTGGCTGGGACGACTAATTTTGTAGGCACATCTGTAGATTCTGGTGCAATTTGCGGTCAAAGTCATGAGGTTTATGCTGATAAAGCAGTTTGTCTTGGAGGAGCTGGAAATAAAATAGACCTTCCTGCTGAAGGTTCAACTATTTGTGGGGGGTTCTCATGTGAGGCATCAGGTCCTTATTCATTTATAGCTGCGTCAGAAAATTCAGATTCATTTACTGGTATTTGTCAATCTTTAGTTAGTTCTAGTAGTTGTAGCATTACTGGAGCTGATTATTCTTCTATGATTGGATCAGTATCATGTACTATTTCAGGATCTAATAACTCTGTTGTTTTGGGCTCTCTTTTTTCTCAGAATAATTCAGCTAAAGGAGCTGTTATTGGGTCAAGTTCTTCAACAACATCAACTGGTGACTCGCAATTTATACTTGGTTCAGATCAATGCTCTATAGCTTCAGGATGTGACCAATCCTCAATAATCTCTTCTGTATTAAGCGCAATAAGTTCAAGTTGCGATGGATCTGTAATACTTGGAGGAACAGGGAATCAAATAGGAACAGGCTCTAACTATTCTTCAATACTGTTTGGATCATCAAATAGCGTTACTGGCTCAAGGTCAGCTGCTGGAGGACGTAGAGCGAAGTCATTAAACAATGGCACATTTATGATTCAATGCGACAATACAGCATCATCTGATTTCACATCAACTCTAGATGGGACTTTTTGTGTAAAAACATTAAACGGAATAGGACTTGGGACTGCAGCGCCAAACTCATCCGTATCATTATCTGGAACTTTTTCAACTCAAAGGCTAACTACTGCAGTATCCGCCGCAACATCAACACTTAAATCAAATATAATCGCATGCACTGCCAGCAATATAGTAATAACACTAAGCACAGCTGATTTGGTTGTGGGAAGAACTTATATTATAAAAGATGAATCTGGGACAGCAACAGCAACACCAATTTTAATAATCCCCACATCTCCAGCTTTAATTGATGGGCAAACATCTATTTCGATATCAATAAATTATGGATGCGCTCATATTTACTCTAATGGAACAAATTGGTTTACAATATAAAAAAGAGAAAACTTAATGAATAAAATAAATTCATACGGACAAACAAATACAATAAAAAATGTTTATAACTATAATGCAGATACAAGTCTATCAGAAATACACACTTCATCTTTAATACTTGTTGGATTAGTTTCAGCAACAATAATATTACCAGCATCCCCTCCTATAGGATGGAATTGCAAAATAAAAAATGTTAGCACAGGGTCTATATTAATAGCTGGAACAATAGATGGACAAGGATCTTATATTCTATCAACACAATCTTGCGCTGAATTCATTAACAATGGGACCGTTTCTGGTTACAGCGTTACTAATGATTTGTATATAATTGAACCTCGTAACGTGGTATTCCCAACAACAAGTATTGTTGATGGTCAATTTGGTAGAACTAATATTTTAGCATTTACAGATGTTTTGAGATTTGGTTTAAATGATTTTTTGCAGCTATCTTATAATTTTCCTACAAATCTCATGGAAAATGTCCCTATGAATTTTTCAGTTAGGTATTGCCCGGACAAAATAACAGCTGGAAGTTTTGATTGGTCTTTAAGCTACCAACCAAGAAGCATAGGAACGATTGTAACGGCAGCTACAAATGTAGCAACAAGTTCCGTAGCATCTCCAGCAGTAATTAATAAAATAAGTGAAGCAAATTTCAATTTAATTTCTCCATTTACAAATGATTCTATTTCATTCCTGTTAAAATTAACAGGAAGGCCAGCTGTCACAAATGCTCTTATCACAGAATGTTACCTTACGTATTATGTACAAAGTTAGAGGATTTTTAAAATGAGCGATATAAAATTCTATATAAAAAAGAAATGGCAAGATGGAGATTATGAAATATCTTCTTTTGAAGAAATGATTTATTGCGAATACATACCAATGTCACAAAAGACAACAGTTGAGATAAATAACACAGTAGAGCCTCAAGAAGGTTGCATTGTATGGGACACTAATTTAAAAATGCATAAAACATGGAATGGGACGACTTGGAAATTAATTAACAATACTTAAATATGACCCATAAATATGCGTTTTACATAGTAAAAATACAAATTATATATTTATAATATAATTAAATTAAAGTATATTATTAATCAATCAACAGTTATAGATAAGGAGGTCTAAATGTTTGATGATTGTTTTAAATATATATTACGACTTGAAGGTGGCTACGTTGACAATAAAAATGACAGCGGAGGCGCAACAAATTTCGGAATATCTACAAAATATCTAAAATCTATAATACAAAAAAGAACCCAATACGATGAGTTCAATGATGTTCTTGATAGAATAGAAATCCCAATAACAAAAGAAACTATAAAAAACATAGATATTGAAGACGCCAGGTTAATTTACTTATATGATTGGTGGATAAGGTGCAATATTGAACCGTTAGGTAATCTACTTTTGTGTAGAAAGGTTTTCTCAGCATGCATCAATATTGGCGAAAAAAAAGCAGTTAAGCTACTTCAAGAATCAATAAATTCTTTATTTACAGACTTTAAAGTGGATGAAGATGGAAAAATTGGAAATCAAACAGTAACAGCAGTATCAAAAATAGATAAAGAAGCTTTGATTGATATTTATGTTTTAAATCTATGCGAATTCTATAAAAATTTATCAAAAGAAAAAAAGCAATTTTCTGGATTCCTTAAAGGCTGGCTAAATAGGGCAAAGGAGTAGATATGTCTTTAAATAAAATAATATCATCTATAGCCCCTATTGTTGGCGGATTATTTGGAGGGAGACTTGGTGAAAATATAGGCTCAGAAATAAGCAATATTTTATTTGGAAGAAATGATGCGACTGAAAAAGAAATTCAAAATGCTATATTGAATGCTACTCCAGAGCAGATTATGCAAATAAAAAAAATGGAGATGGACTATAAAGTTGAGCTTGGAAAAATATCATTAACAGAACAAAAAACAACGGCAGACGACATAAAAGATGCAAGAAGAAACGAAGCAACAACAAAGACAGTAATGAATTCAATATTGGCAATATGCATAACAATTGGGTTTTTCGGGATAACAGTTCTTCTTATGTTCCATGAGATGCCAGAATCTGACACTAATATAATTTGCGGTTTAATAGGATCAATATCAACTGTTTTTATACAAGTAGCGACTTATTATTTTGGATCAAGTTACGGAAGCCAGATGAAGACAATGATAATGTCTCAAGAGCACAAGGAGTTAAAGAAGTGAATATAGACCAAATAAGGAAGGTCCTTCATGATGCAGTTATTGACGTTAAAGTTGTATCTTCAGAAATGAAAATTTTAAACAAAGAAATTGAAGATGATATTGCTAAAATATTCTCAGAAATTAAAGATCTTTCAAAAAGAATATCTGATTTAGAGTCTTATGTAACAGTAAGCACTTCTATTTATGGATTTTTTTCTAGAAATTGGTGGAAAATATTCCCATTTTTTATAACAATTTTTGGCGGCATCGTTAAACTAATGGTGTTTCTTAGAAACTTGCCGCCATCAAATTAAAAGGGAATTTCTTCATCCTGAATATCGTAAGATTCATAAAATTGAGTAGATTGTTGATTATTTTCAGCATTCAAATTTTCTTCTAAATTATTATTCTTTGCTAAATATTCTTTTATGATAGGTTTTGGGTAAGAAAGAAAAATAGCACCATATTCATCTTTTACCTCTTCTCTTTCAGAGTACTTAATTATACATTTTCCATCAAGAAGTATAAGGTTATCCGCATTTATCTCTCCATTTTTAAATGTTGAGCTTAACCCAACAGAATCTAAGAATCTTTTTATTTTATTTACAAAACTTGAAACTATGTAGTCATTAATAGTTACACTATTTCTTTCTGAGTCAGTTATCTTCATTGTAACCTTTAGCATTTCGTTACCGGCCTTAGATATCGTTTCTATGCAATTAATTATACTAAAGCTGCAAACCCCAGCATTTATTTTACTCGTGTTAAAATCTGTACTTAAATTGGCGTCAAATTTCATTAGATGTCTCCTTATTAATATTTAAATTATAACGGTTCTGCATAACATAGATTAGGTCATTAGCCTGATCATTATTCATTGATTCTATTTTAATAGCCCTTCCATACTTAGAATAAATATAAGAACTAGCCCTGCTCTTTGAGTCTTTAAAAGAAGAAAAGTAAAGATTAATAATATCTGTATTCTCTTTAGAAATCTTAGAGTCTATAGAGTCATCAAAAGGAAGGTCTTCTCCAGAGTATATATAAAGACCAAGCCCAAACATTGCTATGCATTTTACAAGGCACCTCATTTTTGCATCAGATATTTTTCTTGAGTCTGGATTTTTAACAGAATTATTTTTATTATCCATGACCGGAAGCCACATCTCCCTAGTAACCTCTAGGCACTTTCCGATCAAATCATCAGAAGATTTGAACCTTGTATCCCTAACAGTTACTGAGCATCTAACCTCAACAGATCCATCATTCATAACAACGTTATCACTAAATGAAAAGCTAGATTGAGGGTAGTTATCCATTAACACTTTCCAAGCATCAGACCAAGAAAGATAAAGCATGACAAAAGAAGAGCTTATTGTTTTTTTATTTATATACTCTCCAACATCGATTTTAGATAACCTCCCCCAAACCTCTTGCTCAAAACTTACATTTTCACAATTCATTTTCACAATTCTCCACTAAGCGTATAAGCTTTCTATGATTAATCTAAAAATGAACATTACAAAAAAACCAAAAGAAAAATATAATGATATTGATACAAATAAGTTCATCGCAAATTTCTTTAATTTATACTTAAACACAATAAAATTCCTCCTTAGATTTTAATAGCTTCCTAGCATAGTCAAGTGCGTTATTTATAATCAATGACGATATCATGTCTTTAATATTAGATTTTTCTTCTACAGAATTAGATAGCAAATAGTTCGAAACTAAACCAACTATAGAATCAGAGTCATCAGGCTCACTTATAAATTCCCAAGCCTGAATTAAATCAAGATTTTTCATCCAGTAACCGCAAAGCTCTTCTAACTGATCTTCTCTAATTATGTCAGAAGGATTATAAATCTGACCATTTTCTAAAGATTTTTCATTAGCTTCATCTATTAAATCTTGAATAGGACTCCTTGAAAACACTATAAACACTCCTTTTTTAACTTTACGATTCGTATATTAAATTAATTTAAAAGGAAAGTAAAATAATTTTAACAAAAAACTTATTATTTATCTGCATTTAATTTTGGGTTAGCTTCTTCTTGAGCTGTATCTTGAATTTTATTTTTCTTTTTTCTATATGATATATTTATCTTTGAACCTTCTATCATTTGCATTTGCATTAGGTGCGTTGGGTATTCAATTGGGTTTATTTCCCAAGGAAATATTGTTCTTTCTGATGCTATATAAATCCTTAGTGGATATGGACATTTTATTGGATAATTTGACTTCTCCCATCTGCAAAGCAATTGAGGAGAAACCCCAACTTCTTTGCATAGGTTTGATTTGCTTCCAAAGTAAGAGACTAGTCTCTTAATTATTTTTTTTGTTTTAGGCGTTTTTATATAGTCGTCATACTTTAGTTTTTTCAAAGAAACACCTTTAATCACAAAAACAAAGGTAATATTATACTTAAATATTTAATTATTTAATATATTTTATTAATTTTATTTAAATTTAATACCAATTTTACCTCGGGTAATTACTATTATCGTGGCGTGATGAAAAAAGACCGGAAGATGTTCGAGGGCCGTAATCTGTACGAGTGTTTAAAAATGATTGATTTGTACTCAATCTATTCATTTTTTCTCTATACTCAGAAAGGTTTATCCTATCTGCTAAAATACAAAGTTCTGATGATGGGTTTTTAATAAATTTAAGTGATTCAGTATTGTTTTTTATTGCTTCTTTGCAGATTTTATCAGTTTTGTTCTTAACAAACTTAAGTAGAAGCCCATCACTTTTTACAGCAAAAAGACACATTTCTTCCGTGGCCTGTTCTTGCATGTAAAAAAGTAATTGAGGGTCACTCTTTAAAGCTGCCCAGCATAAAGCATTACTCGGGTTTCTTGCACTTCTAAATAGATAGCTTTCTTTACTTACGGCGGAAAGCCATAATTCCTCAGTTGGGCTTGTAACATGAAGTATTGCTAAAGGATTCTGATTTACAGCGATTGAGCACATATCGGGAGTCTGATTTGCTATATATTTTATTAATAACCCATCTTTACTTAAGTCAAAAAGTAATCTGTCTGTTTCATCAGGCGAAAATACTGGTTTAAAAAACTCTTCTAATGCTTTATTTTCTAGCAAAACTTTAGCAATAGGTCTAGATACAATTTCCTGTATAAAATTCATAAAACATCCTTGTATTGATATTAAAATTAATAATAAATCATCATGATTTACTTGGTTGATTATATATTGATAAAGAACATTCATCAAAATAAAATTCATTCAAAAGTTCTAAATTTTCTCTCTCGCATTCAGGAGCATATTGAATAGAAATAGGGTCATTAAAAAATGCCTTCGTACATATTTCTGTAGTTTTATTTTTTACAAATTTTAGAGCGTTACCATCCCGTGTAACCGCTTCTAAACACATTTCTTCAGATTGATTTTCTATGTATTGAAGGGCACTAACATCCCGCCTAAACGCTTCCAGATATATTTCTTTAGATGGATTTCTTATGTATTGAAGAACACTAACATCCTGCATAACTGCTGCTAAAGCCACTTCTTCAGATTTGTTTCCTATGTATCTAAGAGAATGACCATCCTTTTTAACCGCCTCCAGACACATTTCTTCAGACGGATTTTTTATGTATTGGATAGCACACCCATCATTTCTAACCGCCGCTAAACATACATTTTCTGATGGATTTTCTATGTACTCAATAGCAAGCCCATAATTTCTAACCGCCGCTAAACAAACTTCTTCTGATGGGTTTTTTATGACCTCAATAGCACACCCATTATTTCTAACTGCCTCTAAACATACATTTTCTGATGGATTTTCTATGTACTCAATAACAAGCCCATCACTTCTAACCGCCGCTAAACATACATTTTCTGAGGGATTTTCTATGTACTCAATATCATACCCATCATTTCTAACCGCCGCTAAACAAACTTCTTCTGAGGGATTTTCTATGTACCTAATACAATTCCCATCATTTCTAACTGCTTCCAGACGCATTTCTTCAGACGGATTTTTTATGTATTGGATAGCATACCCATTATTTCTAACTGCCTCTAAAAATACATTTTCTGATGGTGTTTTTATATATTTAATATATACACCATTCTTTTTAACCGCCTCCAGACACATTTCTTCAGACGGATTTTTTATGTATTGGATAGCAAGCCCATCATTTCTAATTGCCTCTAAACATACATTTTCTGATGGTGTTTTTATATATTTAATAAATAAACCATCCTTTTTAACCGCTTCAAAACAAACTTCTTCTGATGGGGTTTTTATGTATTGGATAGCAAGACCGTCCTTCCTCACCGCTTCTAGACATACGTTTTCTGACGGATTTTTTATGTATTGGATAGCACACCCATATTTTCTAACTGCCGCTAAACAGACGTTTTCTGACGGATTTTTTATGTATTGGATAGCACACCCATATTTTCTAACTGCCGCTAAACAGACCTCTTCTGATGGATTTTCTATGTACCTAATCCAATACCCATCATTTTTAATCGCTTCCAGACAAATTTCTTCAGACGGATTTTTTATGTAATAAATAGAAAAACCATTATTTCTAACTGCTTCCAGACAAACTTTTTCAGATGGGTTTTTTATGTGCTCAATAGAACACCCATATTTTCTAACTGCCGCTAAACAGACCTCTTCTGATGGTGTTTTTATACATTTAATAAATAAACCATCCTTTTTAACCGCCTCTAAAAAACCTTCTTCCAATTCATTTTTTGTGAATTTAATAAAACGTCCATAATTCATCATTTCTATTTGCTCCTAAATAAACTTATTCAGATGGATTTTTTGTGGGCTCAATAGCAAGGCCATTTCTTCTAACTGCTGCTAAACAGACCTGTTCAGAAATTATATCCCTTGAATTATAATGCTCTTCAAAATCCAAATAACATTCAATATAATACATTTTTATCTAAATTTTATATTAATAACTTTAAAAAATCTTTATCTAACCTCAGATTAATTTAAATTTATTTAACTGTCAATAAGTATTAAATAAATTTAATTGATCAGTCAAGCTCTATCATTTAAGATAACAAAAACATAAAAAAGGAGCGTTTATGAAAAAGTATAGGACTGTTTTTTTTGAGGCTGAGGACTGTGAAAAAATGAATATTAATTGCGCAATTATATTAAACTTTATAAGAAGATCTTGTTTAAAAAAGAATTTTGGGTTTGATTGTGAAGTTTTAATAGACAAAAGCAATAAGGGATGGGTTTTAACATCAACTTGTTTTTTGCAAAAAGTTTATCCATTTTTAACTAAAAGACAAATTAACTACTCTATAAAAAATTTGATAAAATTGGGCGAAATAACGTCAATGCCGGGTCATTTTAAAAAAACGTATTATTCAATCTCTTGCTCAAAAATAGGGTTAAAAGATAATAAAAATACCAACGCTTACGGTGACAAAATTGCAATAATTGATACAAAAGTGGGGTCAGACTTCGTGACAAATTCGTCAGACTTCGTGACAAATTTGTATCGAGTTCGTGACAATTTTGTCACAGACACTATATATACAAAATATAATAAAAACAAAACAAGAGATCTTACTACGAAGATAGAGGAGGTGAGTTCTGATAAAAAATCTGTTTTGTTTTCTCAATCTTTGAGAAGGGAGCTTGTAGATGTTTTTTTCGCAGATGATAAATCGATTTGTTTACTAGAGAAAAATTACACAGAGTCTATTGTAGTAGAAAAAATAAACTACATTAAAAGCTTAGGGTCTTATGCGTCGAACAAGATATCAAACCTATTGGCTTATCTTTTTTCTTCGCTTAAGTTTAATTTTACTGAAAAATACGTTGGATTAGTTAAAAACTGCACAGGAGGGAAGTTGATGGAATCTAAAATGGCTGAATTTAAAAGATTTTCTGATGAGAACGATATAAAGGCAAAAATATCGAAATACGTTAGAAGCAAGGTTAGGGATGCTTATTTTTCAATGCCAAAAGAGATTATTGAGGAAACTAACCGTTCATTTCTTGCTGAAAAAATAAATGGAAACGAGGTAATTGCTTCTGTTTACAGGAAATCGAAGGATTTATTTTCTGGAGCTGTTGGTTATTTATTTGTGCATTATGTGACATCAATTCCTGAGGTTAAGCAAAAATTGAGCGAAGATTTAGTTTGTTATATCGAAAACAAAATTAAGTGGACGACATTGTATGCTGGAATCGATTTTAAGGCGGATTTAGAATCGTTTGAGGTCGTTTCAGGTCTTGGGGGTGCGTATGCTTAGGGCGATGTGTTATATCGCCTCTATGGCCGTTATTTTATGGATGATGTATTATTTTTATTAAGCAATAATTTTCAACTTTTAACTTGCAGATTTATTTTGGAGGCGTTTATGATTAATCTTGTTGGCTATTGCAGAAATATAAAGATTTTTGCTTCCAAGTTTATCGATGTTTTATTTAGCAGAAAAGAGTGTTTTGGGTATTTTTTATTCGTTTGCATTAGCAAAAGATATGTGCTGCCTGTTTTTTTATCAAAGATACATCGCGACATTTTTGAGATAAAAAAAACTGTTGAGTACCTTCCTTTTCGAGAAAGATTAACTGATGATTTTAAAAAAATATTCGAAATTTGTTTTTTTACTAATGTTATTAAATTATTTGATTTTGTTAACGAGTATAGGAAATGCGAAGATATGCTTGTTGAAAAAATGATTAATAGTTATTCTTATGG